ATTAAATGTTCAAAGTATCTTTTAATAGGGTTTTTGCAAACGAAGGTTCTTTTCAAGATGATTATAAAGATCGGGGAAACTGGTCTAGCGGGAAAGTTCGTGTTGGAGAGTTGAGAGGTACTAAATTTGGTATTTCTGCCGCAGCTTATCCAAAATTGGATATTAAAAATCTTACTAAATTAAGGGCAGAGCGAATATACAGGAGGGACTGGTGGGATGCTTTGAATATGGATTCTTTCAAACCTGCCCTACAATATCAGATGTTCGATGCTGCTGTGAATCACGGGATGCACAATGCAACAAGAATCTTTCAACACGCGGTCGGTGTGAAAGCTGATGGTGTTATTGGTCCAATAACAAAGTCAAAGGCAGCTGAAATTGATGTCAATGATTTACTTTTACACTTTCTAGCGGAGCGACTGGTTTTTATCACCCATATTAAAACATGGTCTGTTTTTGGTAAAGGGTGGAGCAGACGCATTGCACATAATTTAAAATATGCTGCTAGGGATAATTGATGATTCCCCAAACAGTTGACGATTTTAACGTTGTTTGGAAGCCTTTAACGGGTTCACAAGAACTTGCCCTGAGTTGCCCCTGTAATCATATTCTTTATGAGGGAACTAGAGGGCCCGGAAAAACCGATGCTCAGTTGATGTATTTTAGACGTTTTGTCGGTTTGGGTTATGGGCAGTTCTGGCGGGGGGTGGTTTTCGACCGAGAATATAAAAACCTAGATGATTTAATATCAAAATCCAAACGATGGTTTAGACAGTTCGGGGATGGGGCTAAATTCATTAGTAGTCCGAGCCATCTTAAATGGGTTTGGCCGACAGGTGAAGAACTCTGGTTCAGGGTAATGAAAACAGAACAGGATTATTGGAACTATCACGGTCATGAGTTCCCTTTTATTGGGTGGAACGAATTAACAAAGCAACCTAGCTCAGAACTTTATGATATGGCAATGTCATTGAATCGGACGTCATATTTACCCAGTGTGCATAGCACTATAGACCATGCTACACAGCAAGCGATAACACTCCCTGAGATACCATTAGTTGTGTTCAGTACAACTAACCCATATGGCGTTGGCCACAATTGGGTCAAACAGAGGTTTGTAGACCCAGCACCTCCGGGTGGTGTTGTAAAGATAACAAAAGACGTCTTCAACCCAAGGACACACAAACGTGAATCTGTCACTAAGACGCAAGTCAGGTTATTTGGTTCATATAAAGAAAATATATACTTATCACCCGAATACATTTTAGAGCTTGAGTCAATTACTGATATCAATAAAAGGAAAGCGTGGCTTTGGGGCGAATGGGATATTACAAGTGGTGGTATGTTTGATGATGTGTGGTCATCTGAATATAATATAGTGGACGATTTCCAAATACCCAACACTTGGAGAATTTTTAGATCATTTGACTGGGGTTCATCAGCTCCTTTTAGTGTCGGTTGGTGGGCAGAATCAGATGGGTGTGATGTATTGCTACCTGATGGGAAATGGAGATCTACAATCAAAGGTGATTTGTTTAGAATTGCTGAGTGGTATGGATGGAGTGGGGTTCCGAATAAAGGGTTGCGAATGCTGGCGACCCAGATTGCCAAAGGAATTGTACAAAGAGAGCTTAAAATGGGTTATTATGGTAGAGTTAAACCCGGCCCCGCTGATAATTCCATCAACGATGTGCAAAATGGCAATTGTATTGGGAAGGATATGTTGCAAAAAGTAACTATTAATGGTACAAAATATAAAGGTGTGAAATGGACACCAAGTGACAAATCGCCAGGGAGTCGGAAGAACGGATGGGAAAAGGTGCGGATTGCTATCTTTAATGCACAGCCCGACAATGGGCCACGGGAATATCCCGGGCTATTTGTGTTTCGTAATTGTCAAGATGGGTTTATAAGAACTGTACCTTCTTTACCGCGTGACATAAAAGACCCTGATGATGTTGATACTGAAGCTGAAGACCATGTCGGGGATGAAGTGCGCTATGTTATTTTATCAATGGGGGATCGCTTTACAAGCGGTTCAACTTCTGGTCATTTTTAAACAAGGGGAATTTAATGTCTGTTGAATCTGCACACCCATTCTATGCAACAGAATATGAAAAATGGCTATTGTGTTGCGATAGTTATGACGGGGAAGAAGCCATTAAGAATGGTGGTACAAAATATCTTCCAATGACTTCAGGTCAAATTGAAGACGGTGCTGATGTTAATGCAACTTCATCCGGTGCGAAGGCCTATGAGGCGTATAAAACAAGAGCGGTCTATAACTCCATATTTCGTGAAGCTGTTGAAGCGGCTGTTGGTATTATGCACAGGGAACCGCCAACAATAGAGTTACCTGCTGCCCTTGAGCCCATGCGAGAAAAGTCAACACTATTGGGGGAGTCGTTGGAGCTCCTGTTGCGTAAAATCAACACTCGTCAAATAATTACAGGTCGTGTTGGTTTGTTGGGGGATTTAAAGGACACCACCGAGGGGCTGAGTTCAATAGTTGCACTGTATAATGAGTTGGCAATTATAAATTGGGATGATACCTCCGCAAATGGGGATGTTGGGCTTGTTGTTTTAGATGAGTCTGGTTATGTTCTCGAAGCTGATTTTACATGGCTTTATAAAAATAAATATCGTGTCTTAGCCCTCATTGGTGAAAATAAAGAAATAGTCACCGAAGGTAGCTATGCTTCGGGTGTTTTGCAGAAGGGGGATGATATTGCAGGAAGTCTTTTAGATTCTCCGAATTTACTGGGTGACAATTTAAATGAAATCCCTTTTGTATTTGTCAATAGTAAGGATCTATCACCAACCCCAGATGTTCCACCTCTTGAGGGGTTAGCTCGCCTATGTCTAGCTATTTATAGGGGGGAAGCTGATTACCGCCAGAATTTATTTATGCAGGGGCAGGACACATTGGTTCTTATTGGCTCTCATACGGACGATGATGAAACTGTTCGCACTGGTGCAGGTTCAAGAATTGACGTGCCCATTAACGGGGATGCTAAATATATCGGGGTTGATTCACAGGGTCTCCCCGAACAACGAATGGCCCTTGAAAACGATTACAAGCAAGCATCACAAAAAAGCGGTCAATTGATGGATGCTACTAGCCGAGCTAAGGAAAGTGGTGAAGCTCTAAGAATCCGTGTTTCTGCTCAAACTGCCACACTCCCACAAATTGCAAAAACTGGAGCAGCTGCTCTGGAGAAAGTGTTAAAGTCGTTGGCTAAATGGTATGGTGCGGACCCCGATGAAGTCAAAGTCACACCCAACCTTGAGTTTTCAGACTCTGATTTGGACGGTCAGACTTTAATGCAAATTGTTCAAGCTAAAGCACTTGGAGCACCGATCAGTGAGGAGTCGCTTCATGTGTGGTTACAGGAACACGGTGTAACGAAAATGACTTATGATGAAGAGATTGATAAGCTTGCAAATGAAGAACCATTTTTAGGCACTGCTGTATCAAGCCCCTTAGATGGAGGTGAGTAATATGGCAACTAATAAGGTCACATTGTTAACCGGAGCTGAGGGTGTTGCTCACGGAAAGAAAATGAACGATAGGATAAATAAATTAAAGAAGGAACTAAGGCAAGCTGGAGCAACAAATTATGAACAAGTAACTATTGTAAATGGTAAGGCGGTTCATGCTGATGGCTAACATTGATTATAGTTTTGAAGAACTTGATGATTTAGGGTTTGATAAAAAAGATTTTGATAAAATAAAAGGACTTTATTTAGAAATGATCCATAAGGTTAATTCTAAATATGGGGAATTGACTGGAAAACTTGATTCAGTTTGGGGGTTCCATATTAGTGTCAGAAATAGAAATAACTATACTATCACAGTTGAGGACGAGGCATATACTGTATCGATTTCTCGTCGTATAAATATTAAAAATAAAGAATTAGATCACACCTTTTTGTTTTTTAGAAAAAAATTACGAAATGTTGGTATCTCAAATGTTGTAGCAGAAACTAGCCTAAAGATCACCGACACCTTTGGTATAAAAAAAATCGCAGTTGGTGCAGGTCTTGATGTTGGGGGTTATGCTTGGCTTAGAAAAGGGGCAGTCCCAAATGAAGGTGCTTTGTCTGTTTTAAAGATTTCAAAAAAGGAGAAAAACCCAACCCTTTTTAAAAAATTAAAAGAGAGAATGGGCGGAATGAGTGAAACCAACGCTCGTGTATTTATTTTATCTAAAGAGTTTTCTCAGTATAAAGAGTTGTTTTTAGGAACATCATGGGATGGTTCATTTGATGTAAAAAATAAAGATACAAGGGCCGCTATGATTGGGGAATATGTTGAAGCAAAGGTTGAGCCTGAACCCATTCGTAAAAAAACCACGTCCACGAAGTCAAAATCTAAATCCACTACTAACCCCCGAGCTCCCCCTACATTAACCTCCAACGAGCAAATATTAGATCGTACAATTCGTCACCAAACTTATTTAATACGATATGCTGGTGGTTTACGGAATCAAGTCCTACCCCTACTTGCTTCAACAGAAGCAGATTTACATGACACAATTATAAAATGGGTAAATAAAGCTCAAGGGAATCGTACATTAACTGGAGCTGCTGGACGAAAGTGGCAAGCCAATTTTAGAAATGCACTTAACGATGTAAGGTCTGGTGCTTGGGCTGAAATGACAGCGGTCATTAATAATCAGTTCAAAGAGCTTGTTGTTAATGAAGCAGCAGTTGGGGCAGCTACAATTGAGGACGCCTTGCCTGTGATATTGGAAATGACTCAACCCTTAACATCAAGGCTCGAAGGTATAATTAACAGCCAACCTTTTGAAGGGCGGACGTTAAAAGGTTGGCTGGAAAATGCACATCAAGCTGATGTGCAAAGACTATTGGCATCTACAAAAATAGGTATTATACAAGGGCAATCGCCCACTGAAGTTGCGCGAACTATTGTTGGGACGCGGGCTGCTAATCGAATGGATGGGGTGGCAAGGAAATCTTTCAGGGACACTGAAAGTATTATTTTAACCCTCACAAACGGCATACAGAACGAATCAAAACAAGCCCTGTATGAAGAAAACTCAGATATTGTAAAGGTTGAACAGTTTGTAGCCACGTTGGATGCTCGTACAACCATGACTTGTATGGGGGCTGAGAGTGCTGATAAATATGGGTTAGGTGTAGGGATGTACCCAAGAGCAAAAGGGCCAATCCCCCCACTCCATTTTAGATGCCGCTCAATTAGAGTTCCATTTATACAACCTGAAGATGCCCTAACTAGAGGGTTTGATAGTAGAACTCAGAAGGAACTGTTGCAAGAATACAGTAATAAAGCTAAAATAAGTCCCGTTAAAAATCGTGGGGATTTGCCAAGGGGTCATAAAAGTAAATACGATACCTTCTCACGTGAAAAAGGTTTAGAATTGGTAGGGACTGTGCCTGCTAAAACTACATATAATAGTTGGCTGAAAACACAGACAAAGGAGTTCCAGGATCAGGTTCTGGGGCCTACAAGAGCAACGATGTTTAGAAAGGGTAATATTACCCTCGATAAATTTGTAGCACGGGACGGTGATGTCCTGACATTAAATGAGTTGTCTAAGAAAGGACTTGAAATACCCAAATAAGGCAAATGTTCGCTTTATTAATAACTGGAGTGATTCCTATGTTTGAAGATGTATATGATAATTTTGATGCGATACCTAAAGCAGTGCAGCATTTATTCAAAGAGAGTGAGGGTAAATGGATTCTTTTTACCGTTGGTGAAGTTAAAACCCCAACTGACGTTTCAAGAGTGCAAGAAGGCTTGCGAAAGGAGCGCCTGGATCATAAAGAAACCAAGCGGAAGTTGGGGTTGTTCAATGGTTTGGATGCTGAAGCAGTGCATGATAAATTGGACAGATTTGCTGAATTGGAAGCTGCATCTGGTGGAAACTTGGATGACGCTAAAATCAATGAAATTGTTGAAACACGAATTACATCACGGACAGCACCTCTGGAGCGGAAAATAACCACATTAACCGCGGAACGTGATGATCAGACCATGCAACTCCAGAATTATGAACTTGCCAATGTTAAACGCACGATTCACGATCAAGTTCGAAAAGCCGGAGTGGGTGCTAAAATACATGACACAGCTATTGAAGACGCCATGCTCATTGCTGAAAATCTATTTGTAGTGGATGAAACTGGTAATGTGGTCACTAAAGACAATGTTGGAATAACTCCAGGAATTGAGCCAAGCGTTTGGTTCACTGAGGTTAAGACTACACGACCGCACTGGTGGCCTGCATCCCAAGGTGTTGGAGCTATGGGTGGGCCCGGACAAAGAGGTGTCATCCACAATCCGTTCACTAAAGATAATTGGAACATGACAGAGCAAGGTAGAATCGTCGTACAGGATAGAAATAAGGCGGAACAACTTGCAAAAATTGCAGGAACGACTATAGGGGGGCAAAAACCAACTAAATAGTTGTTGCAATATTAATGTTGTTGCTTATAATAAGGATAACCTCAATGTGGGGTTATCCTTATTTATTTGGGCTTGCGGTCATGGGATGCGCGGCTCTGGTTTAAACACTAGGCCTCACAACCTTATTGGAGAATTAAAATGGCTACCGGCCCGATCACTCAAATTGCAGACGTTGTAGTACCCGAAATTTTCAACCCTTACATTCAACAAATCACTGAAGAAAAATCTCACCTTATTGCCTCAGGAGCTCTAGTTCGTTCACGGCAACTGGACGAGGATTTGGCTGGTGGTGGGTTGACCTTTAACGTACCATCTTTTAAAGACCTTGACAATGATGTTGACAATATTTCATCGGATGACGGTGACGATTCGTTTACGGGTGGAACTGCCAATTCTGCACCTGTAAAAACTGGAACTGCTACTGAAATAGCAGTTCGTCTATCACGAAACCAATCTTGGTCAGCGGCTGACCTTACTGATGCGCTTGCTGGTGTTGATCCAATGAACAGCATTGCAAACCGGATTTCTAATTACTGGGCAAGACGATTACAAGCGGCCTATGTTGCGACAATGAATGGTATCTTTGCGGATAATGATGCTGTGCCAACAGGCTCGGAGCATGTTCAAGGCGACTTGACTAATGATATTTCAGGCGCTTCTTATAGTGCTGGCGTAACGGATTTCAGTGCTCCTGCTTTTATTGATGCTGCCGTAACTATGGGCGATTCGATGGGCGACCTTTCGATGGTATGTGTTCACTCCATTGTGTATGCTCGTATGCAGAAGAACAACCTTATTGACTTCATACCGGACGCAAGGGGTGAAACTCAAATTCCAACCTTCTTGGGCCGCATTGTAATTGTAGACGACGGTGTACCAAGCCCCGCGTCCGGTATTTATCACACTTGGATGTTTGGTTCAGGTGCCGGTGCTCTTGGAATGGGGGCGCCTAAAGTTCCAACCGAAATGGCTCGCAAGCCTGATGCTGGTAATGGTGGTGGACAAGAAGTCATTTACAACCGGACAGAATGGGCCATTCACCCTGTTGGCCATCGTTACGCTGGAACTACCTCAAAAGGTGGCCCTAGTAATGCAGCAACTACCAACAACCTCGCCCATGCGGACAGTTGGCAACGTGTTTATTCCGAACGGAAACAAATTAAAATAGCCCGTCTTATTACCCGCGAATTTTAATTTGTCAGGGCCCTTCGGGGCCTTTGCTTTTCTTTGTACGGAGATAATCTATGTCCATTTACGCACGAAAAGTCCGTTATAGGCATTATGATAGATTGCGCCATAGCGGGAACTTTCTAGAATTCCTACAAACCCAAGCGGCCCGATTATCCGGAACTGGAACGGGTCAAACTGTCACATTCACAAATGCTACTAATCTTGTAAATCTAACAACTCATGGATTTGTTGATGGTGAGGGACCTTTTCTCCTGGACAATTCGGGAGGCGCACTGCCTACTGGATTAGACGCAGTAACCCAATACTGGGTTAAATCAAATGACGCTAATAGTTTCACCTTGCACCTAACCGAAGCTGAAGCCATAGTAGGTTCTAATGTGGTCAGCTTTACGGATGATGGTACAGGTACGAATCAAATTCTTGTTGGTGCAGAGAAAGAGGACATTTTTAACTCACTTCTTTCTGGTAAAACTGCAAGACAAATAGAAAGTTTAACCAGTATTGATAACCTTTAAGGGTGGAGCAATGAAAGATAAAATTTTACATTCACTATCTAAATTAGATGTAGCTAATGATGATCATTGGACAACAGACGGGCTCCCTCGACTTGATATTGTCAATGAAATTGTTGGTGAAGCAGTCACGAGAGCAGATATTTCAGAACATGCTGGGGCTTTCACAAGAAAAAATTCAGTGATTGTTGAAGCTGATGTTGAAGCTGATGTTGAAGCTGATGTTGGGGTTAATAAAGATCTCAGTAACGAGGAGCTTTGTGAACAAGAGCTTTGTGAAGCTCGTAAATATATGGGTGAAGCTCAGGAAAGATTGCGAAAAGCCAATGCTTCAATGGATGTAATTATCCGGAAACGGGAGGATGAGGCTGCTGGCCGTACAACAGCCAATGATATTAAAGCGTATCAGAAATCCGAACAACTTAAAAGAATTAAATCTATTCGTTAAACAACGATTGAAGAGGATGTTGTAGTGCCTGGGCTTATAGAATCTGTTGCAGAGCAAACATTCAAGCGCCACCCCTGGCTGTTCTTGTTCATAATTCTGACAGGGGGTGGTTTGCTAGGATACTCATATCAAGTGTTTGCTGAAAAAGTGGTTGTTGATGTGAGATTCCTCAAAGTTGAAACATCAATTGAACGAATTGATAGAAAAATTGATTTGTGGGCCTTGGAGCAGAGGCTTCAAATGGTTGAATCTGAAATATTCCAACTTGAGAGGCTTGAATCAAAAAGAGAGGCAACACCCCGTGATTTAGAGCGTCTGGACAAAATGAAAATTGAGAGCGGAAAAGTAAAACGCCTCTACTCAATAAGATCAAATCGCATCAATCGAGGTTAGTTGATAAAAATGCCTATAAATGCCACAACTGTAATATCAGGCCCGCACATCCAAGTTGATGGCCAATACCACGGGCAGTTGATGTTTGCGTTTAATGACGGACGGACTGTGAGTAGGGGTGTGAGGGCAGCAAATCTAGCAGATTGGAACCAGCTTTTAGCTGACCTCCCAGATGTTGTCCAGAACAATGCAGAAAAGCGAGATGCTGATGCTGGAATAGGTGCCAACACTGAGATTACATCTGTGGGCGAGGCTTCAGCAGAACAACGAGCAGTGGCATATCTTCGCGCTGCTATGGGGAAAAAGCGAGCAATTGATGCTTATTCACTTTTGATCAAATTCAACAACTATCGCTTGGTGAGAGGCTGGAGCATGAGTCAAGTGGCTGTGAATCTAGCAGGTGCAGGTCTTGAGGCTACTGAATGGGCAAGAATCAGAACAATGTATGAATATCTTTCTGCATCTGGCAGACCTGACATTATGGCAAATGCGAGTGCCATCCAATCTCAATGGGATGATAGATAATGGCTGTCGTGTATTTACGTGCAGCGGATGGGAATGATGCTGATAGTGGATTGACTTGGGCACTGGCCAAAGCAACTTGGGCTTCTGCGCTGTCTGCTGCTGGGAATGGTGGCACTGTTTACATTGCAAAAGGCCATGCAGAGGGGTTCACTGGTACAATTACAGGGGGATCTAGCACTATAGGCAATATCATCCGCTGCTATGCAGTTGATGATACAGGTGATCCTGAACCGCCCACAACCCTTGTCACAAAAGACAGTCCAATTCACCCAAAATTCCAGTTCTCAACAACAGCAGACAAACTTTCTGGAATGTTTTATCTTTATGGCATTGAATTCTACGCAGAAGGGGCATCCAATGTCCTTCTGCGGCCAGATGCTACATCAGATACTATAATAATTGCAGAGGAATGCTGGTTTAATAGCGTTAGCACAGCCACAGCGTCAAGTTGGAGGCTCGGTGGGTTCAATAGCGTTAACAAATACAACTCTGTCACTCTATTGAATACAAATGTGACTTGTAAGATCGACAGCTCTACCACTTCCGCAATTTACTTTGAGCCAGGCATACGCCTCATGATAAGAGGGGGAGGGCTTGTAGGTGCTTTAGGTCACAGCAATGGGGTAATGTTTGGCTGCTATGCAGTGGGGGATGGATCTGCGAGGCTTGATGTTGCTGATTTTGACTGTTCAGCAATGACCTCTGGCCAACAGCTTTTTAAACATATAAATAAAGCTGGTTGTCACTTTGAGTTGAAACGAATAAAAACCCCTGCAACATTCACTATGATTGCAGGGTCTGATTTTCAGTCAAGCATAGAAGCTCCCTTTAAAATTCATGGATTTGGTAATGGAGATACATACTACTCTTTTCAGGAAGCCAGTGCAGAAGGTATAGCAGAAGAGAGCACTGCTATATATAGGGACAATGGTGGAACGTATGATGGGACTAATGGTTACAGCGTAAAAATGACATCGACCACATCTGTAGTTGAGGGTCTCCAGCCTCTGCGCTTCAAGATAGCAGAGCTGAGGCTGGACTTAACTTCTGCAAAAACGCTCACTGCTCACATTGCCCAAGACGCTGGAACAGTTCTTCAGGATGATGAATTTTGGTTGGAAGTGGAACATCCTGATTCAACTGACCTTGCGCTTGGGCAATTTGTACAGACTCGAATAGGACTACTGGATACACCAGCTAATCTACCTGCATCCGCTGAGACTTGGACAGGAGACGCAGGCGGCGCAGATCATCGAAAAGCGTCTCACACAATATCAGCTATTACAGGGGCAGACAATGCAGCGGTGACAGTGTGGGCCTGTTTAGCAAAGCCTTCAACTACAATTTACGCTTGTCCAAAAATTGAGGTTGCATAATGTCTGAATTGTTAATTCCAGGAGGCGGGTTGTTTACAGACTCAGGCAGTGGAGATCAATTACTGATTCCAGGACTGGGTATTGTGCAAGAAGTTGTCTCAGCACCTCCTGCCCCAGACGACATATTCAACCCAGCTCAATCATTGGATAGAGGGTTTGGTGCGCAACATGCAGCAGGACTAGGGGGCATCTTACAGTGAGAATACCAAGTGGTATTGTAGATCAGGTGATGTATTTCATTGCTGTTGATGCTACAGACTTAAAAACAAGAGAAACAGGACTGACAGCATTTACAGTCTATCGATCAAGGGATGGTGGCGCTTCCACAGTTATGACCACACCCACAATCACAGAGGTTGATGCTATCAACATGCCGGGAGTATATAAACTACTTTTGGATGAGGATATGACGATAGCTGCTGGGAATGACTCTGAGGAGATGATATTTCACATTACTCAAGCAGATATGGCTCCTGTTGATCGGACAATAGAACTTTATCGTAGGACTGTTACTTCAGGTAATACTTTGGGTGTAACCTCTGGAGGAGATGTTTCAGGAAAAACAGGTTTTTCTCTCGCTGCTACAGGGTTAGATGCCATTGCTTCAACAGCAACAGGAATGATTGAGATTGCCAAAGCCACTTGGGACAGACCATTGACTGGCGCAACTCATAACATTGCGAGTTCTGCCGGGCGAAGGTTGAGAACATTGCAAGATTTTGGGGTTTATGAAGGGGGCCATGTTTGGATCGACACAATCAACGGAACCCCTGGCACTGTTGATTTTGAAAATGGAACTGTAAATAACCCAGTCAGCAATATTGCAGACGCTCTAATTATCAGAGCTTCTGTTCAATTACCTGGATTCAGACTCCTGCCTGGATCAAGTATTACTTTGCCTTCAAGTGTTGCTGGTTTTGAATTTGACGGATTCAGCTACACTATCGCTCTAGGAGGTCAGAGTGTAGATGGTACTTTATTCCAGAATGCTATTGTTGATGGCAATGACTCTGGAGCAAACATTGTAGCAACACAATATATTGGCTGTTCAATGGGGTCAAATACGATAGGACAGCACCATCTCCATGGGTGCGGTCTTAGGGGTGATATTGTCCACCAAGAACCAGGCGATTCCATTATGGATCAATGTTATTCTGAAGTGGCTGGCTCTGGTACACCGTCAATTGATTTTCAGCTTGCAGCTGAGGTTAAGACCCTATCTAATCGCCACTATTCAGGGGGTATGGAGTATAGAAATGCAAATGCTGGGGGTGGGACTCACACAATCACTCACGAGGGGCAAGGAAAGCTAATAGTTGCAGCCAGCTCATCAGGCACAATTTTTTTAAGAGGTCATTTTTCAGTAACAAACACTGGAGGAATGACGCTTGACTATGACGACCTGAACACCAACGCGAATTTAGTCAAATATCAAGCCCAAACAGTGTTCATAGACACTGAACAAATCGCAGCAGGGGATGGATCTGCCCGTACTCCTTTTAATACAATAGGTGGCGGTCTGGACTTTGCTGAACTTAATAAAATTCGTCAAATAGTGTTTTTGGCAGATGCAACATTAGACAGGAATGTAAAGAATTTTAAAATTGATGGGCTTGGATTGTCCGCAATTGATCTCAATGGGCAAGATGTCTCAGGGACATCTTTTGAACAAGTCATATTGAAAGGTGTATCAAATAGTCCTAATTTTTGGAGTTTGATAGTCGGTGGCTTTGAACATGGGTTGTCAGGTGTTCTTGGTGGTCACGTTGATATCAATATTACAGGGGAGGTCACGCTCGCTGCAAATAATGCCAGTTTATTCACCAATCTCGCCCCTGCTCACGTGCCAGGACTCCCAGCACCTGCGTTGATCATGCCAACAGGTGCTCTTCATAGATCAATATTGGATAATTTTTCTGGCGATTTGGTTCTAAAGGGGTTTGATTCAGCTTTACATGATATGCGAATTGCAATGACCGGAGGCACAGTGACAATAGATGCTAGCTGTATTGATGGGGTGATAAAAGTATCAGGGAATGGTAAAGTAATTAATAACTCAGCTGGAACAGTTGTTGATACAACAGGACTAGCAAAAGAACAAGTTTGGGATGAGGTGCTGTAATGCCAACTGCTAGAGAAAGAATGCTTGAGCTTAGTCAATTACCCTCCCCTGATTCAGCGAGAAATCATTTTTTATCTATTACGCAGACAGGCGCCCCAATTGAAATCCAAATTTTTGATGAAACTGTAGTCAGCTTAGAAGGTGATTTGGTTGTTTCTTTAGATGATGATTTGTGTGGATAATTTATGACAACTGTAATTGATATTGTAAAAAAACGAGGCGACACAAGGCGCCATACTTTTGTGGTCAAAGATGGAGCAGGGACGGTTGTCCCTATAACCGCCTGGACTGCTTTTGTGCTATCACTCCACACAGTTAAAGCTCCAATTGGCATTTCAACTGAAGTTTCTAAAATCACAGGGGCTTTATCAACTGATGGTAGTGACGGGAGAGTTTATTTTGTACCAAGTGGAACTCTGCCAATTGGAAAATATTATTATGATGCACAGGGGCTTGATGCGAATAGTGAAAAAATTACATTCGTTGAGGGCAAATACACTATTGAGCAAGATAGAGCAAAGGATTAGATTATGGCGCTTTTAATTCAGGATGATGCTGGTTCCATTGATGATGCGAATGCTTATATAGATGTAGCATTTTTCCTGGCTTATTTTCTAAATCTTAATAAGGATTTAGATGATTATGATACTGAAGCTGTTGAAGCTGCAATTATTAAAGCAACTTCTTATATGGACACTAACTACTTAATGTCGTATAGTGGGTATCGGACCACACTAATACAAGGTACAGAATGGCCGAGATACGGGGCTTACGACAGGAATAATTTTAATGTTAGCAATGTTATTCCTAAGGCTTTGAAAAATGCTTGTTGCGAATATGCTTTTATTGAGTTGACGACAGATTTAGGGTTGACCCCCGAAATGCCTCAGGAAGCTTCCGGACAGTTTGTAAAGAAAAAGGTTGAAGATGTCATGGGCATATTGGAGTCAACTGAATATTCAGAAAATATGCCCATTAGTGTTAAACGTAAATATCCAGCAGCAGATTCTTTCATCAAGGTTCTTTTGCGAGGTGGTTTAGGTGGAGTTATTCGTTAATGGTTGATGCCGTAAAGCTCGCACAAACTGCAAAAAGACTGATTGAAAAGAATGGAAGAAGTCTTACTTTTCAAAAGGAAAAAGAAGGCTCGGTTGATCCTTCAAAACCTTGGCGAACAAAAGAAGCAGGGCAGCCAAACTCAGTCACAGCTACAGGAGCAGTTCTTTCTTTTAAAAATGAAGAATTTGATGATTTAATCAGGTTTGGGGACAAGAAAATTCTGGTTGCGGCAGATAGTTTATCTAATGATGAAAATTTAATAAATTACGATACTATTGTTGATGGTTCACAACAACTAAAAATCATAACTGTAAAAGAAATTAAACCGGGAAATACTACAATTGTTTATTTAGTTCAGGCAAGGGTTTGATGGATACTGCAGAAGCTCGTGATACTATAAGTAGTCAAATCAACATAGCTTGGGGAGCTTATGCAGGTGGCTTAGACCCGTCTGCTTTATTTTTCCAAGATAGAAAAAAGGACGGCCCTCCTGAATCTGCTATCACTTGGGGTAGATTATTAATTCAGCATTTGCAAGGTCGCCAAGAGGCACTTTCAAACAGTGGGGGCAAAATTAGATATTCACGTGATATTCTAATAACACTCCAACTCTTTACACCTTTCAACGATGGATTAGTTCTTAACGACAGTTTATCTCAATATTTTGTGGAGGTTTTTCAAGGAAAAGGTTTTGGTAGTCTTTGGTTTAAAGATGTTTTTTCAAAAGAAATTGGCAGTGACGGAAATTGGTTTCAAACCAATGTTCTTGTTTCAGCAGAGTATGATCAAATCAAATAGGGGTTACGGTAATGGCAAAAGTAAACAAGATTGATAGTAATGTAACTGGGCTTTCTTATGCCCAAGAGGAAACGCTTGGTGTGCTTCCTGGGGCTCCAGTTTGGTATCCTCTGGAGCCAAATGGATATGCTTCTTTTGGTGGGGAAGTCACTACAGTTGCACGAAATCCAATTAACCCATCCCGACAGAGAAAAAAAGGTGTTGTCACTGATCTGGATGCTGCTGCTGGTTGGGGCACTGATTTCACCCAAGAGAATTTCCAAGATTTAATTCAGGGCTTTATGTTTGCTGATATGCGGACTAAAGATGAGCTGGCAGTTGCAACAGTTGATACAGGCGACACCACAGATGACTATGAGCCAGCAGCTGGTGGTGATTCATATGTAGTCAATGATCTGCTTTTTGCAAAAGGGTTCAGTGATTCAACAGCAAATGGGTTGAAAGTTGTTGGGGGTATTCCAGCAGCCACTTCAGTTCCTGTCACAACCCCCCTCCCTGTTCTTACAGGGGAGACTGGAACTATCAGTCGAGTTGGTTTTGAGTTTGCTTCTGCTGATGCTAATATTGATATGACGGGTACTTTGCCTGCTTTAACCACAACAACCAAGGATCTAACAACCCTTGGTCTTACTGTTGGGGAGTTTGTTTTCATTGGTGGTGATGTCACAGCAAATCAATTTGCCACAGCAGCAAACAATGGATTTTGTAGAGTGCGTTCAATTGCTGCAAATCGGATTGAGTTTGATAAAACTTCAGCAACTATGGTGACAGAAACTGGCACAGGTTTGTCAATTCATATGTTCTTTGGGCGCGTTTGCAAGAATGAGCTTGGGGTATTGATTAAGCGCAGATCTTATCAGCTTGAGCGTCAACTGGGTGCTCCTGATGATGCCCTGCCAAGTCAAATTCAATCGCAATATGTAATTGGCGCAGTTGCATCTGAGCTGAGTTTAAATATCTCTTCTGCTGCAAAAGTTGAAATGGACATTACATTCCAAGGCACCCAATCTGAGAACAGATCTGGGGTTGTTGGAGTCAAGGCTGGGACAAGGGCAGCTCTTGTTGAGTCAGATGCTTTTAATACATCGAGTGATATCCCACGGATTAAAATATCAAAGGTTGTTGCTGGTGATGCTGCACCTGAAGCTCTGTTTGCTTTTGCTCAGGACATCACACTAACAATCAACAATAATCTGGACGCCAACAAAGCCATTGGGGTTCTTGGTGCTTTTGACGTCAGTGCTGGAACTTTCCAAGTTGGTGGTGAAATGACTGGGTATTTTTCAGATGTTGCTGCTGTTGATGCTGTAGTCAATAACGAAGATGTTTCCCTTGAAATTCATCTAGCAAAGGCTAATCAAGGGGTGACAATGGATCTCCCATTAATTAGCCTAGGTGATGGGTCTCCAAATGTTGAACAGGATACAGCTATAACAATTCCTGTCAGCATGGATGCTGCAACAGGCGCAAAAATAGACACTGGCCTTGATCACACTTTGTTATTCATGTTCTGGGATTATTTGCCTGACCTCGCAGGTTAATTTTTACACTCACTTAATAAGGATTAAAAATGTACAATTTATATGATACTGAAAAAGACCTTGAGAAAGATGGCATATGGTATGAGCCATGCTCTGATTTCAGAGTCAAGCTGGCTCGCGCTGGCGGTGCGAATCAAAAATATCAATCTGTTATTGAGAAGCTATCAAAGCCACACAGAAGGGCAATTGCTGCTGATGCTTGTGATCCTAGCGTTGTTAATAACATCCTAAAGACTGCATTTGCAAAAACCATTGTTCGTGGATGGCAGATAAAAGTAGATGGCGTTTTCAAAGATGGAATTGCAGATCCAGAGGACGTTTCCAACATTCTTCCCGTCACTTCTGAAAATGTTTTGAAAGTGCTAGACGCTTTCAATGATTTGTTTTTAGATATCAAGGACATGGCGGATGGTGCAGCTGCATTTCGCAAACTTGAAGATGAGGAGGATTCAAAAAACTAACTGAGTTCTTGCTCTACTGCCTGGAGCAAGGGCCCATGGAGCGTAACATTATTACCCAATGTTTAAGGGCAGGGCGAGAATTACCGAATAAAATCAAAAATGCCCCAGAATTAACTCTGGGGCTGGATTTTTACTTTATCGCATTTGAAGACCTTACTAATGAGCGTGTATCTGGTTTAAGTACAGGTGCAATTATGCTACAATCAATAGTAACATACTGCAATCTTCTATGTCTAGATAACGAACAAATTGCAGCAATGATTTATCATATTAAAGCCTTAGATAATACTTATTTAACATATTTGGCAAATAAAAATGGCAACTCATAAGACGTTTAAGTCATTTTCAAAAGCTATATTTAAAGCCAGTGACGATTTTGTTGAATACAGTTCTGAGGTGACTCGAAAAGCCTCAATGGCTGCCCTATCTGCAGCAGTTAGATCAACCCCTGTTGATAAAGGGGTTGCCCGTTCAGGGTGGTACACGACACTCCATGAGCCTGTAGGTAAAACTGTCACAGAGGTTGAACCTGTACAAGCTCAAGAAACAATTAACAAAGGGGTGGCAGTAATTGAAACTTTTAAAAACGAAGGTTCAATTTATATAGCAAACGACATATCTTATATTGGATATCTTAACGATGGGAGTTCGCGTCAAGCACCAAATGGAATGACCGCTTTTGCCCTATCCGCGGCAAGAAATGTGATAAAATCATCCAAAATGTCAAGGGTGCAGGGGCGATAAAATGCCAAAAGAAACCTTATTACTTGAAGTCAACTCCAAAGGTGCTCGAACTGTAAAGCGTCAAATTGATTCAATTGGCGATAGCTCAGTTAAAGCAGATGGCGCAGTTGGTCTGTTGAAAAGAAGTCTTGGTGGTCTTGGAGCTGGGTTGGCACTGTTCAAAGGGACTCAAATTCTCAGATCCTTTGGGCAAGAAATGAGTACTGTGAAAGCAGTGACTCAGGCAACAGGAGCTGAGTTTACAGCTTTGAGAGAAAAGGCAAAATTGCTAGGCGCAACAACTCGCTTCTCTGCTACACAAGCAGCTGAAGGAATGACATTTTTAGCAAGGGCAGGGTTCAAAACGAATAAAATTTTAAATTCAATTGAAGGGACTCTTCATCTTGCTCAAGCAGGAGCATTGGATCTTGGAACAGCTGCTGATATTTCCTCAAATATCTTAACAAGTTTTGGTCTAAAAGTTGATGAAATGGGGAGAGTGGTTGATGTCCTTGCAGCAGCGTCTAATAGTGCAAATACAAACGTTCTACAATTAGGCTCTGCAATGAAATTTGTTGGAACTATTTCAGCAGGTTTAAAGGTCTCCATTGAGGATTCAGCAGCAGCAATTGGTGTCTTATCAGATGCTGGTCTACAGGGTGAGATGGCAGGCACAGGTCTCAGAACTGCTATGATCCAACTGCAAACTCCAACATCAAAAGCCCTTTCTATTTTAAATGATTTTGGACTTACTGCTGATGATGTGAACATAAAACAGCGTGGCTTGATTGCTGTTCTGAATGACTTAAAAACAGCAGGCGTTGAAGTAACAGATGCAATTGAAATTGCAGGGGTTCGGGGTGGGCCTGCTCTAGGAGTTTTGATTAATTCAGTCCCCAAACTACAGGAACTTTCAATGGCCTTGGGGGATGCAGACGGAACAGCAAAACGTATTGCAAAAACAATGGATGAGAACCTCAACGGTGCCTTTTTGGCTCTGAAATCTGCAACTGAAGCGGCTGTTATCAGTTTTGGAGATCTTGGCAATACTAGCGCGTTGACGAAAGGTATCAGAGCTGCATCTACTGTTGTTCGTGACCTTGCTGAAAATATGGACATTGTAACTAAGGCTGTTTTAGCCTTTGGTGCTGCTGTTTTAATTGTAAAGCTACCTGCCATAGCTATAGCGTTTGAAAGTGCTGCTGTTGCAGTGTGGGGGCTTACAGCAGCACTCGCAGCTAACCCCATTGGCTTAATAGCTACTGCTATAGCAATCGCCATCTCAAGCCTAGCTATTTTTAGCTCTGATATAATGATTTTCGGGGATGATTTAACCACATTGGGTGATTTGGGGGTTGGTGCTTTTCAAGTTATTGGTGAATCTGTGGACTTTTTCCTCAATGACTTCAAGGATGTTTTTGATTCAATTGGGGGGTTTGCTTCTTCTGTTTTTGCTGGGATTGCTGGGGAAGGGGTTGCAATGACTTCCGGTTTGGGGGAATCTATTGCTGCTCTCGCTCATGCTTTTATAGCGCCTTTCAATGCGCTGGTCGGGTTGTTTAGAGGAACTTTCAATGTCATAAAAGTTATCTTTGAGAATATAGCTGTTGTGATGTCCAACCCGATCGATACTGCACTTGTGGTCATCACAAACACACTCAATAAACTGTTATCTGGCTTCACTACAGTATTAAATAAAATAATCCGTGGCATAAACAAAATCGGTGGCTTATTTGGGAAAACAATCAGTGAGCTTGAAGCAGTTCAGCTAACCCTACCTCCTGGAATTGATAATGAAGTTGAAACGCTAGGGGATGATATAGCAAAAGCATTTACAGATGGGCTGAAAGGAGATCACATTCAGAATTTTGCAAATGATTTAATCCGCACTACTGGGGATGTGTTTGATACTTTTGCAGCAAGAGCTAAAAAAATAGCTCAGGAGAGATCATTGCAAGAAATAGAACTCCCTGCCACTATAAAGAAAAAACCTCTGCCTGGATCTGCTAAAGTTGGTGGTGGGGGTGGTGATGAGTCAGCTTTAATTGCCAGAGCTGATGCGTTAGGCGCTGTGAATGAGATGCTTGCTATTGAGGCATCTTTGACTGAAGGCTTTGGTAGATCAGCACGAGTCAAACAACAGCTTTTAGATATAGAGCTGGGATTGCGTGAAGATGGAATTGTCTTAACTAATGCCGAGGCAGAAGGTTTTAAACTCAAGCTACAGGAAATTGAACAGTTAAAAGTCAAAGCTGATATTTTAGATAGAATAAAAGGCTCCCAAGAAGAGATTTCAAATCAACTTGGCGGACTTGGACAGGCTTTAAGCCTGGGTGAGATAACAGAAGGTGAGGCTGCTCTTGATTTGTTCAGGTCTGGGCTATTTGATTTAGAGGGGACACAAACCCAGATGGATGCTTTCGTTGAGATACACAGGCAATCGTTTTCGCAAATAGACCAATTGTTACAAGATAGAGTGATTTCAGACCAGACTGCAAGCCAGTTGCAATTAAAAGCAAACAATGATTTGCTCGAACAGAAAATGCAAAAACAAAGGGATTTTTATGGAACATTAGCAGGGCTGGCTAATAGCGAGAATAAAAAGCTAGCTGCAATAGGCAAAGCTGCTGCCATTGTTGATGCCACAATGTCAGCTTTTGTAGCAATGAACAGAGCACTTGAGCTAGGCCCCATTGCTGGACCAGTTGCAGCAGCAGCGATTGGAGCAATGGCTTTTGAAAATGTTGCTCAGATTGCTTCAGCTCGAAGGCTTGGTGGTGATCTTAACAAAGGGCAGCTGTCCAGAGTTGGTGAGGGGTCAAGGCCAGAAGTGTTCCAGACTTCAAACACAGGGGAGCAGTTCTTTATTCCACCTGAACGAGGCAGAGTCACTCCACTTTCAACAGCTCCAAAACAAGGAGGTGGCCAAAAGCAAGCGGCACAAGCAGAGCCACAAGCCCAGCCTGCCCCTGTTGTAAACTCAATTAATGTTGTGGATATGTCGATGGTTTCTGATTACTTGCAAACTGATGAAGGGCAAGAAGCATATCTTAATTTTATTGGCAATAATCCAACTGCTGTGAAAGAACGGCTTGGCTTAGGATAATAGATTATGAGCGTAGTTGAAAAAGGCACAGCTTTAAATTATCTAGATTTGTTGTTCAGAATGCGTCAATGTCTAACAGGAAATAAATTATTACCTGTTGGGGACATTAGCTATCCTGTTGGAGCTGATTCAGTGCTTGAGGAGGTGAGGTTGATTCCAACAGTTGCAATTGAAAATGTGACTTTGACAGTTGCTGATACAGGAGCTGGATCAGCTAATCATCCCTGCTCAATTGCAAACAGTGAATTTACCACACAGGATATGACAAGCTGGACTGTTGGAGCTGCTGGTGCTGCTGTAAAACAAGTGCCTGAGTTAGGAATCAACTGGGTTGTTTACGGTTTAGCATCGGACGCAACTGACTTTTCACAAATAGTTGCTATTCCAGGAACAGCAAATACAGGTATTGATGCTGGGAAAGGGTTGCTGGAATTATCATGGTTGCAAGCATCGGCAAACGGACTTGATGTTGCACGAATTGAGGTGCTGTTCAGGGATGCAGTGTCAGCACCAATTGGTTCAGCTAGCGTTACAAAAGATATAGCTGGGTTCCCTGATTCACTACTCACAAAAACTCACAACATAAAAATCCCAGCTCTTGCCCGTGAGTTTGTCCTCAGCATTTATCTAAAAACATATGATTCTGCGAATGTTGATACTGATTCTTATGTCACTAGCTTTGTTGCCAATGTGGTTACTGATCCGCTTGAGTTCACAGTATCTGGATCAGTTTCAGGGGCTATGGAAACTGCATTTGCGAATGAGGATTATGACGCAAATCAAATGACATATCATATGAATCCAGGCACCTATTCTTTTAGCTTATCTGAAACAATTACTTTCTCCACAGCCCCAAGTACATTGACCACACAAGCCACTGATGAATCATGGGCTGTGAACAATGGAGATGGTGAATGGAACGGCAGGTTGTATTTGGAGGGGCCAGGTCTTGCTGGAACTGATGCAATCCATATCATTGTTGAAAACGATGTTAACAGCACTGAGGATTATTACAATCTCCTATTCAAAGGTGCTATTGATTATAACTCAGTTGAGCATTTAGCACCTGATAATCAGCCTGGTATTTCTGGGGGTGTTTCAATGCAATTCTGGGATGATTCAATCCCATATTGGATCATAGCAGATGGCAGGAGATTTATTCTATTGGCTAAAATATCAACTGTTTATCAAGGTGGCTATTTTGGATTCTATTTGCCTTATGCTACTCCAGGACAACTCCCATATCCAATTCTAGTTGGTGGGACATACTCAACCACAGGGTTGAGGTGGTCAAGTGAGAGCATCAACCACAGAGGTGTTTTTGATCCATCAACCAACAATGTCCGATTGCGAAAACTAAACGGCGAGTGGCTATCAATTCGCAATAAATATATATCAGGCGCAAGCGAAGTCACAGAAACTAAGTCGAACATATGGCCTTGGAACAATAACCAGTCTGTTCGTGAAAATATTGATGGTAGCTATTCATTAGAAGAAGCTGTGATTTACAGCGATGATGATGGTGGGAACGTTCTTGGTAATTTGGATGGGTTGTTCTGGATCAGCGGGTTTGCCAACGCATCTGAAAACATTTTATCAATTGGTGGTAATGATTACATTGTGATACAAAATGTTTTCAGAACCGGATTCAGTGATTATATGGCAGTGAGGCTAACATAATATGCCAACTCAAACAGGCACAGCAACAGATCCAATTGATCTATTAGACAAGCTAAGATTATTCGCTGCATCGAACGGCTACACAGTAAACAGATGGGCAGAAGAGATCACAGATAGATGGAATTTGAATCTAACCAAAGATGGGAAGTTTTATAATTTTCAAGCCAGAAATGACACAGACTCTATCTATCTAAGCCTGTCAACTGCCTATTCCAATGTAAATTGGGGTCTGCAAACAGATGATTCAGGTGCTACTGTATCTGTTTATGCGAATGCGATAGGTGGCCCATTTCCAAGTTATTTCTTCTACGTTGATTCTCTCGCTTTTCACTGTGTGATTGAGGCTTCTGCTGGTGTGTATAGACATATCAATTTTGGCAGATTGATAAAATACGGAGCATATACAGGTGATGAATATATTTGTGGTCATGTCTGGTCAACGTCCGCAACTGACATAGACGTGCCTAGGGATAACGCCCATTCAATTGGCTTCAGTGACTATTATTCAAGTGGCACATCAGGTAGGGGAGGTGTTGTTAGAGCTGATCACACAGGTCTATCCCCCAATTGGGCAGGGTTTGGGCATCAATCTGGGATTGGCAATCAAGCTATTGGAAACATCTGGGGTGGAACTAATGTTTATTTATTAAGGGATAGCCCCAATACAATAAATGAAGTGACACCGCTTCTTCCGATTAGAGTCTATGTCAATGACACTTCAGATACTTTTTTCAAAATAGGGGAAGTGTCAGGAATGCGATGCTGTGATATAAGCAACATTAATCCAGAAGAGGTGATACTGGCAAATTGGAAAATATTCCCTGTTTGTGCTAAGAATGGAGCAGTTGATCAGTATAATTCAGGCACTTATGGCATTGCGTACGATACGAGCGTATAATGAGCTTATTAGCACAGTCAATAGTTTACGGACAATCCCCGCGCTTTAACACAGCTGCTTTAAGCTCGCTTGTGTTTCAGCCAACTGCTGAGGGTGTACTTGTGGGCAGTGCGCTCCCAACGGATGGGGTTACACACTTACGAGATACACCAACACAGCCACTCAGCCGACTGAAACAAGGCAACTCTACAGGCTCATTTTCAGACATTTGGTACAATAGAGTTCATGTAAACCCAAACCCAATAGCATTAGGATCATTGACAAGTAATCAAATTGTGTCTGTGGAAGTATGGGCGGCTTATTTTATCCCAACCAATCTGCTCAGCATATCTGCTAGTAATGCAGATGGGCTTACTTTTGATACAAGTCCAAAACCTCCACCTGCTGTTTTTGCTGCTCTTGAGTCTGTTGATTATAATCTCAGCATCAGCACAGACGGCCCTCCAGTGATTAACGCTGCTTATGAATTCGCATTTGATGTGGGTACAGAAATTCTCACAGTAACAGGGTCTCGCCTTACAATATTACAGTTCCCTTATGAAAACCCTGCCACAATGGAAAGCTCATTTTTGACTGAAGTGCAGATGGGGGTTGAGGGGGAAACTCGCATTGCGCTGAGATCTGTGCCCAGAGCTGTGATAAAGCCTAAATATAAATTGGAGAGGAGTGATTTCACTGCTCTAGCAGGGATGCTCTATGATGCCAATGACCGGCAATTCGGGATTCCATTGTGGATGGATGCTGGTGTTTATTTCGGTGATATTTTATCCGGCGCAACCAGCTTACTATTTGATGCTGAATGGCTGCGATTTAAAGCAGGGGGCTTGGCTTTAATTTGGGAAGACCGTGTGAATTTTGAGGCACTAGAAATAAGCTCTGTCAGTGCCACAGGTCTGGTTTTCAACACGCCAATTCAAAACAACTATTCAGCCCGTGCTTTTATTGTGCCCATGCGAAACGGATTGCTGGCAGGAAGGCCAAAGTTGGGCAAGTTGAATAATGATTTTAGCTCAAGTGAAGTGAGCTTTAATATTGTTGAAAACTATGTCGAGGATGATCCAGTATTAACACAATACAACGGCAAAGATTTAGTCATTGATCGGAACTACACATATAGTTCTATCAATGATTCAAATTTCAAAAACAGAATTATGATAGATGAAAAAACAGGCATTCTTTCCCTTTTTGCGTTGAGAAATAAAACTAAAGAATACATGGCTCAGAATTGGCTTGCCAAAGGGAAGCAAGCGAGGTATGAATTAATCCAACTAATTGAATCACGCAAGGGAAAGCAAAAAGATTTTTATTTTCCAACATGGCGAAATGACATAAAAGTTCTAGCTACAATTGGCGCTGCTGCTGTAAATATAACCATTGAGGAGAATGCCTATGGAGGATATCAGGATGCTGGAGGTAAAGCTGTCTATATTGAATTAACAGACGGCACTGTGTTCTTGCGCCTAGCTGATTTAAGCGAAACAGGAGCAGTCACTATTGATTCCAATTTAGGACAGCAAGTGGAGCCTGGAGAGATACATTTGTTTTCATTTTTACAACTTGTTAGGCTTGATACTGATAGGTTAAAATATACTTTTGACCAAGACACTTTGAAAATTTCCACCCCAATGGTGACAACTCTATGACTTTTCTTGCATATGAAACCAGTGAGGCAGGGAGTAGCCCTGTTGAGCTTTACAAATTTGGCTTTGGTCCTGTGCATTCTTATTATACCAGTGCAGATAGTCCTTTCACCTATTCTGGTGCTGTGTATGTTCCATACCCAATGGGGCGCGGTAAAGTTGCTGAGTCTGAAGAAGCGCGGCAAAGTGACCTCTTAATAAAAACAGATAAAAGTTTTCCCCCTGTTAAAGATTTCTTTCCTGGCAGCGCCAGGCCAGTTCAATCAATCACCCTACAAATATTTAGAGTTCATCTACAAGATCCAGACTCAGAGGTACAACTGTTTTGGGATGGGATTGTATTTAGTAAAAAAGAGCAAGGCTTCAGGGCAGAACTGTTATGTAGGCCCACTTTAGGAATGCTGGAGCAGCAAATATTAAGGGGTACTTTTCAGCGTAAATGTAACCACAATATTTATGATGAATTCTGCAGTTTGTCAAAGGCTGCAAATCAATTTGAAACAACAGTTATTGATAAAGTTGGGCTTACTTTAAACTTAACAGGCTTGGCTGGGCAATTTGGAAATGACGAATTAATTGGTGGTGTGTTAGAAAACCTCAATGGAATTCCTGTAATGATTGAAACCAACTCAGGGACGCAAATCACAGTATTCAATGAAATACCCGATGCTGAAGCAGGTGCAACGATTCGCGTAGCTCCAGGCTGCCAGCAAGACCCTGACAGGTGCAAGGCGCTTGGTAACTACATTAATTATCTTGGTTTTAAAGACACGCCGAATATTGAATTACATAATCCTGACGGCATAAAAGGAGAAGTGTAATGGGATGGCTTGCGTTTGGGTTGCTGATGCTGGTTTTCATGCTAACAACGAAAACCCCTGAAATAAAAACAAAGAAAACAGGCCTTGGTGATATAAGGGTAAATACGACAAATGTTGAGCGGTCAATTGTTTATTTTTGTGGTAAAGAGTTGCTGAGAGGAAATAATGTTTTTTGGTATGGTGATCTGAAAGTAGAGGCGATAAAAGAAAGCTCAGGTGGGTTGTTTGGTGGAACTAGCACCAAAATTGGGGAGAAAATATCACTTGGAATTGGCCTCGCCCTATCTTATGGGGCTGGTGTGACGCTGCACCAAATAAGAGTTGGCAATTTTGTAGCATGGGAAGGAACACTTAACACTGATGGAGCATCCGGAACAATAGATGAGCCAACTTTATTTGGACCAAAGAAAAAAGAAGGAGGTGTTGCTGGCAGCTTTAAATTTTATACAGGGTCAACGTCACAAACCGAAGATCCGTATTTGCTGTCAAAGGTTGACAGCGGAGCGGGTGTTCCAGCATATCGCAACCTGAGCTATATTTCATTTGAGCAAATGTACTGGGGGAACTCCCCCTCAATAAAACAGCTGGTTATTGAGGCAAGTAGATACCCAAATCCACTATCTCAAGCAAATCATATTATTGGGGAAGATGCAAACGCTGCCTATTTTATTTATGAAATATTGACAAATAAATTATCCGGTGTTGGAATAGAAACATCCAGAATTGACTCAGCTTCATTCATAGCTGCTGGTTTGGATCTATTCAATGAGGGTCTTGGTGTCACATTCGCTTTTGACAGTGCTACAACTGGTTCTGATGCGATAGGGGAAATTTTGCGCCATATCAATGGTTATTTATTTTCAGATCTAGCAGATGGACTTGTGAATATTGGGCTAGTTCGAGACACCTATGACATCAATACAATCCCAGAAATAACAGACGCTGATATAATAGCTATCACAAACAAAGAAGAGGGGTCGCTCGATACTGTAAATTCCGAAGTCAAAATTAAATATGTTGACCGCAATGATAATTACATGGAGAACATAGCCCCAAGTGTCAATTCAGCAGCGAGAGTTCTGATAGGAAGATCCAGAAGCAGCGAGTTGGAATATTATGGGCTGAGGACAAATGCACTGGCGGCAAAAGTATCATGGCGTGAGCTGAAAACAACCACGAACCCATTGATAAAAATCTCAATTTCGCTACGCAGAACAATTAACTCATATGGACTGCGCAAGGGGTCAGTGTTTAAGTTAGTCAGTGTGAAATATGGGATCACTTTGTTTGTTGCGCGTGTGTTAAGCACTGATTACGGCGACTTAAAAAAGAACACAATTGAGCTGAAAGTTGTTCAAGATGTTTTCGCAACAGGCACAGCAATATTCAATGACAACCCCCCAACCAGTTTCGTACCCCTCGTTGGTGCTGCTACAGATGCTGCTATAGTTGAGTTGGTTGAAATGCCCTATTTTTATTCAGAGTTGTATGAAGCGCCAACCCCAACCTTTTTCAACTTTGTTGTGGCTCCAACAGGTCATGTTGATTATGACATATGGAATCGATTTCCTGGAGATCCTTATGAATTAGATTACAATGGAGCCACTTTTGTTGAATCAGGTTTGTTGTTTGCAGACATTAGCCAAACTGATTCAACTTTTGTGGTCACAGAGCTATATGATCCTGCTGTAGTGGCCACTGAAAACACAGTAAAATCCAATGCAACGAATATCATACTGATAGTTGAAGGCAGCTCCTATGAGTTTATGGCCTATTATACGGCGAGTTTTACAGCTGGTGGTGTGAGCTTGGTCAGCGTTAAGCGTGGTTTGCTAGATACCCTACCTAAAGCCTTTACTACAGCTGCGCGGTGCTACGAGGTGCTTTATTTTGGCCTCAGTGCTGGTTCCTATACAGCTACAGACACCATAAACAATAAATTCCTGACCAACAACTTAAATGATAGTTTGCTTATAGCAGATGCTACAGAACATTCAATTACACTGAACGACAGAGCAGACAGACCTTACCCACCCAGGCAGGTTTTAATAAATACAGTAGGATATCCAGCTTCAGTGATTGGTGATCTAGTAATTGATTTTAAACATAATGACAGGGTTAATTATCCATTGTTGTTTGAAGTTGATGCTTCCGTAACAATTGAAACAGCAGCTTCATATACGATTGAAATTTACAATCACACGCTCAACACTTTGCTTCACCAAGAAATCGCTTATACAGGAACAAGTTTCACATATACGATGGTAGATGAATCTACTGAGAATGGGGCTGTTGCTGGTAGCCTGAGAGTTGAGATAAGCACACAAAGAGCAGGGAAAGATTCTTGGGAAACTTACGTTCATTCATTCACAAGAACAACCCCACCTATTGATTTTAATCTTACAGCTTCTCCATCGGAAGGCTATGACTTAACTGAGATATTAATATGACTTTATATCGCTATACAAACACAACTCAGCAACTGGGAGCGAACCACACTAATCACTTGATTGCTGTAAAAGTTAATCTCGCAGGGAGTCCGGTGTTTACTGTGCTGGATGAAACACAGGCAGCAGCTGATGGGACATTCACTCTTGAATGGGGTGATGAAGCAACACCTGCGACTGAAAATTGGGCTGGGAGGGTTTTGATCGGGGCTGTGGATGATGATGGGGCTGTTGAGCTTGATAGCATATTCCATGATTGGCTGACTGGGACGTTAGTAGTTGGCGGGTTTCTTTCCTATGCTACATTAGCTGCAAATTTAGGCGCTTTGCATTTGTGGGAAATGGATGAGGCTTCTGGAACTTGGTTAGATACAATTGGCGCTGTTAATGCTCCTGTAACAGGAACCCCAACTTACCTACAATCAGTTCCTGATCAAGAATCTAACGGTGTGCTTGCAAACAACGCGTACTCCAGACCCACAACTGCCTTGGATATCACAGGTGGGGTTGTGACTGTTATTGCTATGATGAAATTTGACGCTGCTGCTGATGGTGTTTTGTGGGGATTGGGGGATGATGTAACCAATCGAATTTTTCTGTGGCATGACAACACAACAGACAGCTTCGGGCTTGGGGCAGGAGGGGGAGCTAGTGTGTATGGGATAGCAGGAGCTGCTGCTGCGATTGGGGATGATAAGTGGCATTGCATAATTACAGAAGTGACTGTTAATAATTATGCAGCGTCAAAAATGTGGTTTGATGGAGTGCCACAAACCCTGTCCACTCAAACTGGTAGCCCTGTAAACAGAAACTGGAATGGGAAGTTTGGGGTATACGCTTCTGCCTATGCAGCCGCCGGAACCATGTGGCCAAAACACGGTCACCGATTAACTTATATAAATGGATCAATAACAGATGAAGAGGCTTTGCAGATTACAGCAGCAGCATTTGTTGGTGATATGGACACTAGAATAAATGTTTTGGACCTTGTTGATTCATATAGCATGGATGCTAGAGCTGGTGGCGTTTCTACTGATCTATATAGTGAGGTAAATGGTAGAATTGGAACCATTGGGGGAACACCCACTTTCCCAGCTGGTCAAGTTGGCTCAATGATTCAATTGGATGGGGTTGGGGATTATATAAATCTTCCAGGAACTGACGTTGATTACAGCTTTATTATCAACACGGGCATATTCACAGTCTCAGCCCATGTGACTTTTAATAACCCGAATGATACCAATGAGCATGACATTTTAGGCAATGATCGAAGTGCCTCTGTGAAATGCTTCAACTTCCTTTTTGATGATCAGAATTTTGATAGGCGGTTGCGTTTATATTTAAGCAATGGGGGAGGGGGAGGGTCTGTTACAGATCTTGGGTCTGCTGATGCAATCATAACAGACACAATCTCACATCATATTATTTGGTGGGGTGATGGGGTTAATGCAAAAATATTCTTGGATGATGTTGAAGTGGCAACAACGCCAATAGTGGCCTTGTCTACTGGCACTATGGTTAGATCAGCAGCAATAGGCCGATTGGGATTTAATCACGGAACTGAGTACGCTCATTGTGCAGTGGATCAAATGAAGGTTTATGATGTTGCACTGGATGCTACTGCAAGAACTGCCTTATTTAATGAGGGCTCATAATGGAATATCCATCAGATAAAGATTTAGCAGCATATTGCGAATTAGCTTACGAATGTGAAACTGTTGTGAGTGGTGAAGTTGAAATCTTGATTCGTCAGTTCACAGATTATCAAATCATTGCTCATAGGGGAACTGAGAGTAAAAATCTAATAGCTGAAGGGGGCTGGTTGGACTGGATCAATAACATTAGGCACTTGCCCCCTTGGTATGATAAAAGAACAGGTTGGGTTCATCCTGGATATTTGAAAACTGTACGAAAAGCACTGCCACATATCATTCCTTATTTAGATAAAACAAAGGCTGTTTTTATCACAGGGCATTCTAAGGGTGGTGGGGAAGCGCCAATCCTTGCTCAGTTGCTAATTGCTGAAGGCTACGATGTTGAGCAGTGTGTTACGTTCGGGGCGCCACGGGTTGTGATGTTCTTCTCTCATAAAAAATATCCCTGTATTATTTTTAGGGATTATCGCAATGGCTCTGATATTGTAACTGCTGTCCCGACCAGATATTCGGGTTATAGACATCCTGGAAGAAGGATTCAATTGGGGGAGAAATACAGCCACCTTAAACTGTCCTGTTCAAAATATCATGCTATTGGGAAATATATTGAGAAATTATAAATCTCGCTTGTAATCCTTCAGGGCATTTATAAGTCCGCTATGATCTTCATTAATACCAAGAACTCCAGCAATAGCTCTGACGGCAATTATATTCACATCATATTCGATAGATAAATACTGTAAGTATTCATCATGCTTTGTTGGAGAATAACGAGCAGTGATTGGCTCAAGCTTGTTGTAAATCTGAAGAGAAATCTCTTTTAGCTCCACTATACCGTTGTTTTCTTCTGCTGTGAGTTTGTTTGTGTGAATGCCGTGCAGTCTTGTGATTGTGAGTGCTTGTGCTAAAATTGTTCTTCTTGCTTCGTTTAAAATTTCATTAATGTCCATTTTCATCAGCTCCTTTTATAACTCCAGTTTCAGGATTCTTCCTTCTATTTACCTTGGGTGGTTTATCATCCCAATTCCAGGGCTGGGTTGCTTTTGCCCATAATTTTTTCAATAACAATTTGGGTTTTCTGTTTTTGATTTTAGCCCTGGCTGACTGCCTAATTCCTTCTTCATCTAGGAAATTCATGCTGTACCCCTTCAACTGTTAATTTTACAACATTATACTGTTGAATAAAGTTATCAAATGTGGGTTCAAAACCCTTTGCCTGCAGTCCTTTCCAATCATAATATTTAGCCTTCATCCTCCTATTAAAGGATTCTATCGTCTGTGCTGGGCATGTGAATTGAAAAGTCCCTTTTGGGTTGAGTGCATATCTCATCATCTTCTTTCCCCCTTAAAGATAGGATAACCGCATGGTTGAAGCAGACCCAGAAACAAGATTTTCCAGTTCAGCAGCCTCTTCCAAAGTTTTAGCATAACGAAGGTCAACTACTTTATCACCGGAAATACCCGCAATCACATAAACATATCCATCCTTTCTATATTTGTTAATTTGACAGCGAGTTAGGCTTGAAGCAATGATTTCTTGTAGTGACTTTGACATCTTCTTTTCCCTTTTTTGTCTATTTATCTAACTTACATCTATTATAATCCTTTTAGAAGAGAAGTAAAACATTATTTTCACTTTTGTGCGCTTTGTTTGTGTTTTACTTTGTTCCACCCCATAACATATTCAGGATATTTGCCTGCAAATATCTCTATGTCCTCTGGATCTGGGATTGATAATTGAGCAGCTGTTTTCCTCGCTTTCTTTGCTTTTTTCATGCCTTAATTGCTTTTTGTTTGATCCAGAACATCAACTCTTCCATCGTGTCACTTCCAGTAACTCTGTCAAACTCATGGCTTAGATTTACAAATGAGCTTTCAACGAAGGCTATTATGTTTTTATCTTCAAGGTTTGCTGTGCATACCTTTCTCAGCTCTAATCGCTGCTCTCTTCTGCATAGTCCTTTATTCTCAGCTTGGGACATTTTTCCCAATGCTGCTGCTATCAAAAACCAATTTCTGGGCTCAATCTCTTTTTCTAATTTTGGAGCTGCGAGGGCAATGAATGTTTCTACAAATTCTGTTTTAAATTCTGTTGTAATCTTCATCTTCTTTTCCTTGGTGTTTATTAAGTTAGTAAGGTAATAATAAACTAGAAGCATCCGCTTTGCAAATAAATAACAGAAATAAATCCACTTAATTAGAATAACTGATTTGTTTTAATATTTTGAAGCTTTCTTTTTCATACCAATTATAATCAACGTCTTGTGGGAATGTGCCTGGAAGATCCATGAGAGGTTGGGCCCCTTCAGTTTTGGGAACCTTATTACCTGTTGTAGCATAAACAATTTCACCAGCGATGTTTTTAGCATAATACCATCTAATTGCCTTACCTAGAAAGAGCCCGTTCGTCCCTTCATTATTATGCAATTTAACCGCCCCACCTTTTACTGTTCGTACATTGACAAATTTTGTAATGTCTTTACAATTTCGAATTGTCTCTTCTATTGCAATACCATTAATTAAAAGTTCCTTGATGGCAACAATACAGATTTCATTTTGTGGGTTTTTGGATAGTCCGGGCTTTGCAAAAATACCCTTTGTTTTCACCTTATCATCCGTGGTATCCCCCTCCTTCCAGCAACTAGGATCTTTTATAGCGAGGTAGTTATTAACATCCCTGCTGAACAATGCTGCATATAAACTTTCCTCTGTTGAAAACCCTGTATTGATCTCCCATTGCTTAATAATTACATCCATAGTTGATTCAAGATGTTTGGGACATTTGATAACAATTCCATCTGTATTGGCACTGACGACAGGTATATTAGCAAGTTCCAACGATTCAATAAGAAGCAGTAAAGAAAGTTGGCCCGTAATTGTCACTTGGATTAACAAATCAGGTGCATATAAAATAGAAAACACGCTGCCCAATTTACCAAACGATCCGTTGACCACAATTTTAATTGTATCTGCTGCTGTTTTATTTTTTGCCACCTTTGCCCTGACACGTCTTTCAACTAGGGTACGAAAAACAGTAAGGAAATTAGGGCCAAGGTGTTTAGGGTATAGTCCTAAGAGTAGAATTATAAAAGGATAGTAGGAAGTCGCATCTACGTCTTTTAAAATAGTGTTCTTATCTGCATAATGAGACATATTTTTATCGACGCTATGCAGCCCTCCAATCCCCAATTTGTAGTCAGTTTGGTTTATTCTAATAACTTGGGATTTAAGCTCTTGTGGCAAGCCAACATTTCCAAACTCAGACACCACAAATGGCGTCTTCTTGATTATGTTGACAAGATTGTTCATTAGAGGGGTTTGGAAATTAATGAACTCAGGTACTTGATAATAATAGCATGTGCCAGGTTCTATTTCTGGCTTGAAAGGTCTGTATCCGTTTAGTTTTTCAACCTCTTGCCCGATGACAACCTCTGCAATTTGAGCATCTGATTTTGAACGTAAATCAACCCCGTATTGATGACCCATCTCTTCCCGCAATACAATTTCTTTAATTACTTTCCGGTATAGCTCTAATGTAACCCTCAGATCTTTTACACAGTACCATTTTATAATTGCTCTCTGGGGTTCTGATAAAACAGTTCCGGGCGGGAAAGGTAGGTCCTGCATTTGCTTGGTGTGCATACGCCCACCATAAATTTTGAGGGAAGCAAATAACGGAGCCACTTCTATCAAATCAATGTGGTCAGTTTTTAATTTCTTTACCTTGTGCCTTCTTAATAAATGCCACCCCTTTTCTCCATATTCAATAATACCAGCTGTGACAGATTTCATAGCTGCTGTGGAGCACCCATGGACAGCCATTGAAGCTATCCAGATATCGTAGTTATTTGAGTTAAAACCTATGACACAAAAATTCTCAAATATCCATTTTAGTTTCCCACAATCTAACTCAGAATCATCACTGAGTTCCAAATAAACAACTTTGCCGAGGTCTAGTGAAATAAAGGCAATTAGGAAATAATTACCATAACACTCAATGTCGAAAATAAGTTTGTGGCGAACCCCTTTTGTAAAAACCTCAACTGCTGCTTGGAGGAGTTCTTCTTCTGAAAATAACGGGACGTTAAAGGCTCTAGCTTCGTCCAAGCCCGGAAGATAATCCGGATGTAGCCATACAGGTTCAGGTGGGGTTCTTTTTGCACCTGTCTTGCTTGCACGGGCAGTTAAATAGGCATTATCCAATGTGCTGGATACTTCACGGACATCTGCACCATTATCCAATAAATATTGTTCGGCCCAGAAACCTGAGATTACTTCAGTCCAACCTTCTTCAATTAACAATGTCTGTTTTTTATCTGTTTTATAATCAACTTCCTCCCAAAACATCCCAACAGCGTCCGACCTCATGTACGCATACCTATAATTGCGCCCCTCAATCGTTCACCGAAAAATAAACAGGGTTTTGGATAGGTTGAAAAATCAATTTTTGTGGCAGTATTTTTGAGGAGGTTCAGGATACCTAATTGATATGCACCTTCGCTTTTAAAATCGGGTATTTCGTAAGTCGCACCTTCACCTTCAATAATGCTAGTACAAATAGTTTCATTTTGAATATAAACTCTGCCTAATTTATCCACGAAAGGTTTTATACTCTCCAGCCCTTCGAAAATGCGTTCATCTATTGGCACTGGGTTGGAGGGTGTGTTTAAAATCTTATCTAAATCCGGCCAACAAATATCCAAAAGTGATGTCCTTATCCATTTATCATCCTCATATAGGAAAGATATGCTTTTGTTTGAAATTTGGACTTTTGTTGGCGGTTTGTTAATTCGTATTATTTCAACTATTGCAGATTTTGGAATGTTACAGATGACAGGAAAACTATTTCCAACCCAATATTCAACCAGCGATACATTATTAGTTGCGTATGCGCTTTGACCTTTTAATAATATACCATTGGACCAAGGTCGGGAAGCGTCGATTCCAATGAAGGGGGCAATTGTCTTGATTGCTTTTAAAAATACTTCACCGTCAATATCATGTAACTCGCCTTCTGGTTCAACGTGGTGGGTTTCTTCCTCTGTGCAGTTGATGAAAACTTTAAACGTCCCAGATTGAATACGCAACCGCCCGGCTTTTGTTAAGCTCATGGATACAGTTTCGGTACATTTTTGAATAGCTTTTATAAATGGGTCAGCTTTTGGGGTGCAATCAATGTCTAATTTGATTGGCGAACTAAGTGCAAGTGTTCCGTTGAAACTCCGAATATTACCAGCCTCAATTCTAAAATGGGTCAAAGCAGGTAGAAAGTTTTTCTTGGACACGGCACCTTGAACAAATTTTAATTCATCCAACATTAAAACAACTCCGGTTGTGCAGACTGAAAATCCTGAACATTACAAAGATCCATCTGCTTATTAATCTCCCCAAAAGCCCATAGATTATACACAGCACGTGACTCGTAAACAGTGGAGAGCCTTGTATAATCGTATCCTTGGGAATGAAAAAGTTCATGTATTTTTTTATTTTCTATCTCAGTAAAGGTTTCAACATGCTGCCCTGCTACATGGCGTGAAGGTGATTTATCAGAAACTGAAAGTGGGCCATATTGAGGGGTAATTACTGATCCAAATGCAGCACTTTGAATCCACGATGATGAGTCACAACTCCACCACGGATACCGCTCCATGATTGGAATGGCTGTAATACCAAAACCATGAACTTTGAGTCTTGGATTTCCGCTACCATCAGTTAGATACTTATCCCACATTCTGTCAAGCCAAATTATCAATTGTTTACTGCTCGACCCAACCATACCGCCCAAAGTAATATATTCATAATTTTGCACATACCATTCTAGATATTTTTCGTCCTCTCCTGCATGAAAACACGGTAAAGGTTTCACACCATACCCTTCCATTGCAAGTTGATTTTGATATGTTATTAATGGGTCTCCAATACCGTCAAGAACCGACGCCATCAATATGCCATCTTCTTTGAGGATTATGTCTTCATTTGTTTTAATATAAGTACAATAATCCTCTAGGTTTAAGTCTACGCCTAATGTATAAGCTGAAAACGCTCCGGAATCTAAAAAAATCTTGTCTTCATTTTGTCGTATTGCCTGTACAAAAGCGGGTTTATGAATGTAGTGATAGGACTCTAATAAATGTGGTAAATTATGGACAGCAGCCTTTTCAACTTCATTTAACTTAGCATAGCGATTGGTGTGCTTATACCCGTTAGAATGCACTGCTGCCATGTAAATGTTCATTCAACGACCAGCCAAAGATATAAATTCTGCTCGTGCATCGGTGTCCGTTAAGAATACCCCTTTTAAAGCTGTAGTCATTGTTGAATGCCCTTGTTGACAAATCCCCCTACTCTCCATGCACATATGGCGAGCGTTGATTATCACACCAACCCCTAAAGGATTGAGATTATCGTTTAATGCTGTTGCTATTTGTTGCGTGAGCCGTTCCTGAACTTGTAATCTACGGGCAAACATATCAACGAGACGTGACAGTTTAGACAACCCTACAATTTTTCCATCCGGGATATAGGCAATTGTAGCAGTTCCAAAAATATCCGCCATATGGTGCTCGCACTTGCTATAAATAGGGATGTCCTTAACCACAATCATTTGATCATAGCCTTCCGCCCCATCTGTGAATACTTTCAATACTTCTTTGGGGTCTTTTCCGTATCCGCTGAACCATTCACCAAGGGCTTTTGATACCCTAGCTGGTGTTTCTCTCAACCCACCACGATCAACATCCTCTCCAATCCATTGGAGAATCCTTGTAATGTTTTCTTCAATGCCTGACTCTGCTGTACCCTCCCAAGGGAACACAACCCACTTATTGAAATAATAACATTCTGGGTCTGTTTTATCAATCAATGCTAAAAAGGGTTTTCCAGGATAAGCATCACACCACTTTTCCATCGTAGCTCCACTGTCAATAATATCATCAAAAAAGAAATCAGCATCGAGCGGGCTATCTACCATTTCAATATTGTAATATCCTGATAGGGCATAAGCTGCTGGAACCCCCCCTCTTGGAATCGGGAAACATTTATAAAATTTCCCGACTTTTGCTATATTCTTGAGCTGAATATTCATTCTTGTACATAAGAGTTCAATGTTGTTGTGATTTAAAATAACTTTCATTTCATACTCCGGAATAAGAAGCACTGCATTTGGCAGTTTCTTCAATTCTAACTTCAGTTAATTTTACACCAGTACCTTTCAATTGACTAGGGCCAATCGTCTCAACTAGATATTCAGCCATATTTTCCGCTGTTGGATTGAAAGGTAGCTTTATTAACGAATCTTCAATTGTGCTATAAAATAAGCTATGTGAAAAATCTCGTTTTATAGCGTTAATAACAGGGTCTTTTTCCCAGTGAAGAAACTTATGGTCCCAATTATCCTCAAGCCACATACACAGCTTTTCTTTAACCACACTAAAATCAATAACACGACCAACGTTATCCAATTGATCCGCTTGGCATGTGAAATGAACTCTGTAGTTGTGCCCGTGGAGGTGTCGGCACTTACCTTCATGACCAACCACTCTATGACCCGCACAAATATCGTGATATCTATGGACTTTATACATCATTCCCCCTTTGTATTTTAACAATATGTCTATTAAATAATAAACGAACTTCAACAGAATCAGCACCTGTGAATTCACTACTTACCTCTTTGGCAATATCCTCCATGAAAAGTTTTCTTCCTGAAATTAAGGAACGAATTCGTTTTCTGATGCTATAAAGCTCCCGGAATTTGTCTTTATATATGAGTGATATGTAAATAAAATCAGGGAGGTTATTATGGGGGCAGAATGTGATTATAGGCACCCAGTGTCTAATTGTTACAACCATAATCCACACCATATTGAGGTTAAACCAAGGCCATAAAACCAAGGAAGGTTAAAAAATTCCCACTCCCGCCAGTATATTGGCCTTAATTTCATTGGCCAATATACGCAAGGAGCCCAAGTTTTTCCATGTGTTAACAAGTCCAGAATTAAATGGGATAGTAGGCAATAAAAAAATAACAAGCCTAAATCTTTATCATAAATATTTACAATAAACCAACTTGAAATAATAAAAAAGAAACTGTGCAAAAATAAATAAGATCGAGTTGGGTATTGTTTTCGTTTCCCAATCAAAACAATATCAGGAGAGATTGCAATAAAAGCACCTAACACAGGTCTCCCGAAAGCAGATCCGGTGACTGCTCCTGCAACCCCATGAGTAAAAACGTCCATATTAAACCTCCATAGATACCCTAAACCTATCATAATTGGGGGTCATGGGAATAGACATAAGCCCTTCCATCATAGCTCTTAAAACTAAAGGGTCTGGGAGGCCAGCTTTTTCAAACCCCTCTGCCCTGAGGACATTTGCATGATTTTTATCCGTGGGTGGGTATTTTCCGTCATAGCTGGTGTGGGTGTATGCTAAAGCATCCCAGCATCCGGGCAATTGTTTTGCCAATAGCACTGTTTCCGATTTAGATAAATTCATTAATGGGGTTAACATGGTATGGGCTTTATGACCATGATGTGGGTTTATACCAAGCGATTC